TTCAATCAAAGAGAACTCTCCAGCAGTATTTTCCCACCCCTGTCCCAGACTATTCTTCAGTCCAACCGTACTTAGTGTGCCATCTTTACGATAGCGAGGTTTAACTTGTCTATTTAGTCCAACCGTACTTAGTGTGCCATCTTTACGACGACGAGGTATAACTTGTTTAACAAAGGTAGGTAAAGGTACAAATCTTTCCTTTACTTTTATTTCTATTTCGTTTATCTTCTCTCTAAGCTGACCTAATAATAGGTGAGCATTACCTAAGTCAAAAAGAAAACCATTTCTTTCTTGTTGTGTAATTATCCTAGAGACATCATGCTCTAATCTAATTGCATCTTTTGAGAAGTCGGGGTATCTTCTTATCAAATAAGTAAGAACCTTTTCCGTTACTTCTACATCTCTGATACAGTAAGTTAGCATCTCATCAGAGTACGCAGAGAAATCTTTGAAGTCTAACTTGTCGAACCTTAAAGTTTCTCCCCACGATTTAAGAGAGTGTCCACCCTCTCGAACAGGATTAAATAACCGAGACAATATAAGTGTGTCAATTACTTTACCCTCTTGATGTAGGTCAATGGCTAACACTTTGTGTATAACTGGTGCGTCAAAACCAATTATGTTATGACCTACGAATTCATCGTAGCTACTGACTAAAGTTTTAAACTCATCAAACTTGTCATCAGTAAATGTAAATAACTGTTTGCTCTCGGTATCTTTACAGACGATAAGAAATATCTTATCTGGTAAAGTACCTCCAGTTATCATTGGTGTTTCTATATCTAAAAACAATCTTCGTTTCATTGTTGTCGCCTCGTTTATAGTTCATCTAATTCATTACTCATTGGCTTCTCTGTTTCACTAAGCCTACCAGTATCCTTGTCATAGTATAAGTATGTGGCTGGGCCAGTCATACCTACAAATCTATTCTTAAGTACACGCACACAAGTTGTATTCCTTATATGCACATCATCATTCTGTGCGTCTCTCTCTAATCCAATCACCATGTCAGATAGCTGACCGATAGAAGCTGAACCTCTTAGCTGCGAGAGGGAAGTGGCTGCACCTTCTTCGTGTCCCTTACCATCTGGTCTTCTTAGATGTGAGACAATCAATAAAGATATATCTGTTTCTTCAACCAAGACTCTTAGCTTAGTCATGATTTCATCAAGTGCTTTTCTCTCATCACCATACTCTTGAGAAGATACAATCATACTGACATGGTCAAGTACAATGTACTTACAATCCAAAGCCTTAGCCATGTATCTAACTCTTGATACAATATTGTCTACTGAATTAGAACCAAAGTGTTTGTAGAAATAAAATCTACCAGACCCAATAGTCTTGTCAAAGTATTCTCTCTTCTCTTCTTCACCAATGTGAATGTCTGGTCTACGCAAAGGAAGATTAGCTTCAACACTCATGATATCTAATGCAGTAATCTTAGGACTTTCCTCAAGCATAATCATACCAATCATTGCGTCTGTATTCTTGTATAGATTGTATACTAATTCTTTTATGATAGCAGTCTTACCAAGTCCTGTACCTGCGGTAAAGGTAACAAGCTCACCACTACGAATACCATAAGTCATATCATCTAAACCCTGCCACCCATAGTTGACTGTTGACCTTACTACTGGGGCAAGTACATCATCAAGCAAAGCCTCGCCTTTAATGATGCCGTCAGGGGCATAAACAGGGGCATTCCACCACGATTTGATGTACTCTTGATACTTATTATCCTTTAGTAAATCATTCGCATCTTTGTAGCCCTCTGGCAGTTTTAGTATCTTAGCTTTTGATGGTGCAAATAACTCGGCTACCTTTACACTAGCCTCTCTACCTACATCGTCATTGTCAAAGTTGATAACAATATTATCAAAGCTATCAAGCCAATCATAACTCTTCTTGATATCTTTTACTGCCGAAGCCACACCATTCTTAATACTAACTACTGCATACTTACTACCAAGTAGTTGGTATACTGACATAGCATCAACCTCACCCTCAGTTATGGTCACATATTTACCACCGCTAAAGAGTTGTTGTCCGAATAGTCCAGACTCAGAAGTCGAACCTGTTATTGAAAATTGTTTGTTCTTTACATACCTAGTCTTAGTAGCTATCATAGAACCTTTAGTGTCATAGTAAGGATAGATGTGTTTGTCTATCTGTCCCATTCCATTGTTGACTATCTTAACACCATACTTCTTAGCAGTATCTTCTGCTATTGCTCGGTCTTTGATAGCACCAAATGTCCCAACATTTTCTATGACTGTTGGTTGTCGTTGTACTGATTGTATCGCCATTGTGTCGCCCTCTATATTATCTAAATCTTCTCCATCAAAATCAGATGGTGCTTTGAAATAAGTCTTGCAAGAAAAACAGTAAGAGCTACCATCTCTATTGATACATCTTGCATCGCTACTTCCACAAGCACCACATGATACGTGGAACTTTACAAAGTTATTTGTATTGTCCATTGTTGTCGCCCCCAGTATAGATTAAAATTCATCTACACTATCGGTTGCAACAAACCCATCAACCTTATCAAACTCTTCTCCATAAGGAATTAAGCTGATAACTTGTACTGCTTGTAGGTCAAGTCCAACGCCAGATTTACCAGCGTAGTTCCAGTCGTACTCTTTGTACATAACCTTCACATCTGAACCATTACCTACCAATACATCAATAGGATTTTTAGCTGAGTCAACCAACTTAGGTGCAGGATTATCTGTACCATCAGCACGATTAACTCTTCGTTTGAACTTAACTACCTTGCCTCGTTCATCTTCTTTAACAGTGATACCCTTTGCTGAAAACTGGTCAGCAGTCTCGTCATCAATCGCTAAATCGATTTGGTAAACGGGGTCAAAAGTTGTATTGGGTCTAGTAATAGATGCCCAATATGCCTTGCCTTGTATTGTAGCCATAGTTTTATTCTCCTTCTAATGTTATTTATTAATGAATGCATTATAACATTAACAGTCGTAATTGTCAACAGTATAATACTTTTTTATTTATTAACAGGGCATAGCTATCCCTATTTATAAATATTTTTATAGTTATTATTATAATAACAACTAAATATCTTTAATACTCTTTGTAATCTATATAGATATTATAACACGATAAATTTTTTTTGTCAAGTATTATTTTTATTATCGTCATTATAATCATGTAATCTCTCGCCCCTTTTTATCAACACCCAATAAGTTTGTACCTCATTAAATAATTTATTTAGAGTTCGTCGTTGTACATTGATACCTTTTTCTTTTAAAGAAGAAGATACATACTCACTCATAAAGTCTTGAAAATCCTTGTTAAATAATCTTTTTAAATCCATCTCAATAAAATTCTTTATCAAAGATTTTTTTAATGGGCAACATAACACACTTAGAAGTATTGTTATCACCTACATTTTTAGTGAGCTTGTCTTTGTATTTATCCACAATCTTTTTTAAGATAGGGGTAGGGAAAACTAATGTACAAAATTCTCCAGACTCATCAAGCTCTAATCTTTGAAACCAATAGTCGGCTTCTGTTTTATCTATGCCACTAGGCTTACCTCTTGACTCGTATTCAATAGCAATGTTTCCAGTTTTTTTCCACCAGTTTCTTTCAGTCTTAACCTCGATAGTTTTATCACCAAACATTTCTCTGACTTTATCTTCTCGTATCTGTCCGTACTTCAAGTCAATGTCGAACTTACTAAATCCTTTTGCAGGCATAGGTCTTCCCTTTCATTATTGGAAACTTAACATTATAACATTTCTAGTTATAAAAGTCAAGTCATATTGTTATAAAGATTATCAATAAATTTTTCTTCATCTCTATCATAATCTTTTATTACTTGTTCTATCCGATAGTGAGGTATGACTGTATCTTTTTTATACTCATCTATGATAGCTCGTAGTCTTTCTATTACTGTTGTCTCATTCATTATTTTAATCCTCCCAAATCTATATCTAGTCTGTCAAGTATCTCATCATCACTACATATAGTATACTCATGTACTTCCCCATCGGGTAGTGGATTGTCATTAAAGAAATCTATAAGTTGCTCTCGCATGATATCCATAGCAAGTTGACCCAATCTAATTTGTTTAATGATATTCATTTCGTTATCTGAAAAATGTTTATCGTATTCAAAAGCAATATCATCTTGATACTGTTCAAATTTATTTTCAAGATAGTCTTCATGTTCTAGCATACTCATTTACTTTACCTCTCTTTTATTGTTGCCATCTAAATTAATAAATAGTTTATCAAATATAGGTTGACCTTGCTCTTCTGTATACTCTTCTTCATTGTATATTCTATGCTCTCGATTAGTCCACCTTAACCACTTTCTAAAGTTCCAATCATAATCTTGTGAGCTATCATAAACAAACTGTAAGTCTTGTACTAAGGTCATCTATTATTCCTTTCTGTTTGTAGTCTATCTTCTTCTTCAAAGAAAGCATCATCATAAATATTACCTTCAAATAATTCAATGCCCTCACTAATTGCAAATGATAACTCTCTATCAAAGACATGTGCTTGAGACTCTCCATATTTTTTTATGAATAATTCTTTAGCCATGTCTGGTGTAGCACCCTCTAATAAATATTGAGAATACTCTTGCATTTCGATTAACCATTTTTTTACTCCACTCATTTTGTTTCCTCTCTTTCTAGTTTATAAATTTCTACTGGAATTATAGGTGAAGCAGGAAACACTTCCATACTTACAGTCTCTACTTCCTTTGTATAAACCTCGGCAACATCATTGTTATAACCTAGCATAACTAAAACCATAACAGTTAGTCCCCATGCCCATACCATTCCCAATATAAAATAGGCAAACACCCACCTCTTATATCCTTTTTTTATTTTCATAATTATATTACTCCATTTATTTTGTTAAGGTTATATAGCTACTCGCCTACTGTGATAGGTCTGTGAAAATAAACTATACCCTTTGCTTCATCATAGTCATAAGAATTTTTAGATAGTACCCCATCAGATACAGTTCCCATTCTCGCCCAGTTGGTATGACCATACTTGCGTTGACACCTCTTGTCTACTACCTTGACAGGCTCATCAACCTCGACACCCTCATAATAATATCGACTTCCTCTTTTTTCAATCGTAGCTTTCGTCATTATAACTTACCTCATTGTAAATGTCAATCAAAGTTTCATCATCATATCCAGATAAACTTTCATCTACATTTTTATCAAGTATAACATACTCATCAAAAATGTCAAGTTGTTTTTTATTTTTATTTGGTTTCATATTATCCTACCTTTGTTTTAGTTTTAGTTTCATTACATATATCATGCAACCATATTCCAACACCTATTGGATTAGCTTCACACAATTCTATTGTTTCATCAACAGTCAGTCCGATAAGGTGTTTATCTTGTATCTCATTACCTTTATCGTACATATCCATGTGAAAAGATATATCATCATCATAGTAGCTATCATCATATAGATAATCATCTCGTCTGTACTTACCATAATTAGATACATTACCCCAATTATCATAGTCAGATAACCAACTAGATTTTTTAGGTGCAACCTTTGTACCCTTGTCAATGTCATAATCAAAACCAACACCTCGACTGATTGAATAGGTATTAGATACCCAACCAATAGACTTGACATCTTTGCCCTCATCTTGATTGATGATAGTAAACTCTTGTGTCTTACTATCGAGAAACAATAACTTGTCCGAGCCTATCAATTCCTCAAGAGANTCAACCCACTCNGCATTGTATANTAGATTAGGATTGTTCTCAAGTTGAGGTCTGATAACCCACTTGATAAATTGGTGAGTATCGGATTTGTCTTTGTCAATAATTGGTGTAGGCAATCTTGCCCCATTGTGCATGA